TTCCCCGGAGACCGGATTGCTCAAGCGGTCTTAGTTAAAGACCCTGAGTACACCATTGAGGTCGTAGAGTCCCTGTCAGAAACCAAAAGAGGAAAAGGTGGATTCGGTTCCACCGGAAAGAATTAAGGAGGAATGTAAATTATGGCAAAAGCAAATTTCAAACGTGTAACTTCGCCTCGTGGTGAGGCTCTGTATCCATACCTGAAGGCTCCTGAAGTCTATGAAGGTGAAGAAGTTGGCTACACAATTCAGGTGAAATTCTCCAAGGAGGACACTGACAAAATCCTTGGGATTCTGGAAGAAGAATTGGAATCCGCTAAGAACTCCAGTGAGTTCAAAGGTAAACGGTGGTCTAAGGAGCCTCGCATGGGATTCCGTGAAGACCAAAACGGTGATATTGTCTTCAAATTCAAAACTAAAGCAACCATTACTACAAAGGCCGGGGATACTGTGAAGCGTACAGTCCCGGTCTTTGATGCTAAAGGAAAGCCTGTGGATGTTACTATCGGCAATGGCTCGGTAGTCCGTGTGGCGTTCCAGATTGTACCTTATTGGAAATCCTCGACCAACAACGGCCTGTCCTTGTACCTAGATGCAGTCCAAGTCATCGAACTGGTTGAGTACAAAGGTGGCGGCAATGCTTCGGCCTTCGGCTTCGGTGAAGAAGATGGCTTCGTAGGAGGCGAAGATAGCCCATTCAATGATGAGGATGCAGTAACTTCAGGAGATGTAAGTCCTGACGAGGAGTTCTAATATTGACTACCAAGAGAACTTTTAGCCGTAGAGGTGGGTGGTCTGAGCATGTCTCTTCCACCTACCGTTCGGGCCTCGAAGAAAACATTGCAGGTCAACTCCAACATGCCGGGGTTCCGGTGACTTTTGAGCAGTATTACCTTGAGTACACCATTCCTGCAAGCGTTCACAAGTATACACCGGACTTCCTGCTCCCTAACGGAATCATTGTCGAATCCAAGGGACTGTTTGAGCCTGAAGACCGGAAGAAACATCTCCTCATCAAATCGCAGTACCCACACTTGGACATTCGGTTCATCTTCTCGAATCCAAATCAGAAACTCTACAAAGGTAGCCCTACGACTTATGCCATGTGGTGTGAGAAGTATGGCTTTTTGTATGCTAAGAAGTTGATTCCTCTGCCTTGGCTCAAGGAGAAACCGAAAGACACTACCGGATTACAAGTTAAGAAAGGAGGAAAATCGTGAAGTTCAGGGCTAGAAAATCTACTGACTTCCTGTATATTCACTTAAAGAATACTGGAGGTCTTTCCGTCCCTGAACTGCGTAGAGCGGCTCGAAAGGTCGGGAAGTTAGATGTTGATTATCACTATGTAGTTCAGGAGAACGGCGTGGTGGAACAAGGGAGGGAACAGTATGTAGTCGCTGGCTATGAGTTCGAGAATAGCGAAAACAGTATTTACGTTCTGGTGGATACCGGAGACGATGACCGTCTGAGCGATGCTCAAAAGGTAGCACTACAAGACCTTATGGATTCCATTTACGCAACATATCCCAACGTAAAGACAATCATGGAGTAAAAGGAGGGAGACAATGGAAGACTCTACCATAATTCGGGCGCACATCCCATGCCCTGACTGCGGTTCAAGCGATGCCATGTGTGAGTATAGCGATGGTCATACCTTCTGCTTCTCCTGTGAGACACATCATCAAGGCAATAATGCTGAATCCAAAGGAGGCAATAAGACTGTGCGGAATCACGAGGTCATCCCATTGGACTCCCTCACTCTCGATTCATTGAGAGCAAGGGGAATAACCCAAGAAACATGCGCCAAGTATGGCTATTACAAAACCCGAATAAACAGTGAAATGGCCCAAGTTGCTTGCTATTATTCAGATAGCGGCGAACTATTAGGCCAAAAGGTTCGCTTTAAGGACAAGCGGTTCTCTGTCCGTGGCGAAGTATCTGACCGATTCTTTGGGCAACACCTTTGGCCCGGAGGTGGCAAGAAACTGGTCATCACGGAAGGAGAAATCGACTGCCTAACGGTGTCACAGGTACAAGGTAACAAGTACCCTGTCGTTTCTATCCCTAACGGTGCGAAATCAGCCAAGAGAATCTTCAAGGCTCAGATGGAATGGCTCAACAGTTTTGAGCAAGTAATTGTCATGTTTGACATGGATGAGCGTGGACGTGAGGCTGTATCGGATGTAGAAGGGATTCTGAAACCGGGGAAACTCTACATCGCTACGTTACCACTGAAAGACCCAAACGAGTGCTTACTTAATGACCAAGCAGATGCAATCGTCAAAGCCATATGGAACGCCAAGGTCTATAAACCGGACGGAATTGTCAATGGCGCAGACCTTTGGAACGTACTGGAGAGCGAGGAAGAGGAAGAAGAAGGATACCCTCTCCCTTGGGACATTGACCTCCAGAAGATGACTTTAGGACTCCGCAAAGGCGAACTCGTTGTCCTGACAGCAGGAACCGGAGTCGGTAAGACTACCTTTGTCCGTCAAATTGCTCATAACTTCGGGGTCAAGCAGAACCTCAAGGTGGGCATGATGATGCTCGAAGAGAATGTCAAAAGGACTGCTAAAGGTCTCATGTCTGTTGAGGCTGGCAAGCGGCTCCATATAAACCGCAAGGCGGTAACTCCTGAAGAGTACAAAGAAATCTTCGAGAAGACCCTTGGAACCGGGAACTTTATCTTCCATGAACACTTTGGGTCTATCGAAGGAGATAACCTACTGAATAAAATGCGGTACATGGCAGTCGGTGAAGGATGCGACTTTATCATCCTCGACCATGTATCCATAGCGGTCTCCGGGCTTGAAGGAGACAACGAAAGAAAACTCATCGACATTTTAATGACCACTATGCGTTCTCTGGTAGAAGAAACCGGAGTTGGCTTAGTGGTCATTTCTCATCTTAAACGTCCAGATGGGCAACAGTCCCACGAGGAAGGTGGCGTGACATCCCTGAGTCAACTTAGAGGCTCCGGGGCTATCGCTCAACTGGCAGACACGGTTATTGGTCTGGAGCGTAACCAACAGGCCGAAGGCAAGGAAAAGAACCTTGTCAGACTGCGGCTCCTGAAGTGCCGCTTCACAGGTGAAACCGGGATTGCTGGATACCTTTGGTACAACAAGGAGACTGACCGCTTGGAAGGCGTGGACAAACTTAGTGATTACATTGAAGAAAACATAGACCTCGGAGATAACGAGGATACACCATTTTAAGGAGGATATTGATTATGGAAAAGATTGAAAACATTGAGGAAATGATGGAGCAACTGGAAGAACTGCTGGCTCCGAAACTGCGGATTAAACTGGAGATTGGCTTCTTAGGTAACGTATCTGGAGCGACAACTGAAATTCCGGTGGAACTGTTGATGCAATCCAAGAACCCGAAGGCTCTTATGGCTGAAATTTTGGAAGAAATGCACGTTGGCATTATGCGCCAACTGAAGACCGAATTGAAGAAAGAACTCGCTAAAATGGAGGAATAAACCATGTTGAAACTGCCTGTCGTGAACAAGGGTGTAACCCTTCAAGAAATTCCCGGAGAAATCTCCGTCTTCTTTGAACTCGGTAACTGCAAACAGAAATGCAAAGGCTGTCACAGTCCAATGCTCCAGATTCCTCTCGGTAAAGTCCATTGGACTGACATTGAGGAAATGGCCCACTATGCCGAAACGGAGAAAAGTAGAGGGGCCACCGCTATTGTTCTGATGGGTGGCACAACAAATGGCATAACCTTCATTGACTTAATGAAGACCATTAAGCGGCTCTCAAAGGTACTCCCTGTGGGTATCTACTCCGGGGCCGCTGTTTCTTCTATCACTACATTATCCCTGAAGGCTATCCGCTCCCTCACCTGGCTCAAGGCCGGGGAATACCGGGAGGAACTCGGTGGTCTGAACTCAATGACCACCAACCAAAGATTCTATAAGCGAATCTCTGAGGATGAGTGGTCAGATATTACCGCAGTTTTCCCCTAAAGATTAATTGCGGCATATTACAGAGAAATCTCAAGAAAGGAGTATGTCGGTGCTAAATAAACTCACACCTGACCAAATCGACTCAAAAGTAGCGTTCATTGAGAACTACATAAAGGCCCAAAATGCGGCTGATGGTTCCCTCGTGGATGCTAATGCAAACGTAACACAAAAAGACATCGCAACGATGGAAACCGAATTGTATAAATTTGAGACAATCCAACTGAATCGGGCTATCGTGTGTCATGAGTTAGAGAAGACGTTCGGCAAGGAATTGGCTGACCAGTACCTAGAGGACATCAAGAACCATCTCATCTACATCCACGATGAGACAAGCCTGAAACCTTATTGCGTTTCAATCTCCATGTATCCCTTCTTATTTGAAGGAACTCGCAATATTGGAGGCACAAGCAAGGCTCCTAAGAATCTTCGGGCCTTCTGCGGTGCGTTCAATAACTTAGTCTATCAAGTGGCCTCTGGGTTCGCCGGGGCTGTAGCGACAGTCGAGTTCTTGATGTACTTTGACTACTTTGCTCGAAAATCTTATGGTGCTAACTACCTTGAGACCAACCGTAAGGAAGTAGCCCAAGAACTACAAGGCGTAGTCTACACACTGAACCAACCTGCGGCGGCTCGTGGCAATCAGAGTGTATTCTGGAATATCTCCGTGTTCGATAAGTTCTACTTTGAGAGCCTATTCGGAACATTCTACTTCCCTGATGGAACTCAGCCTGTATGGGATTCATTAGAGAAGTTGCAGGAGTTCTTCATGGATTGGTTCCGGGTAGAGCGCACAAAAGAACTTCTGACATTCCCGGTAGTGACTGCCGCTATGCTCATCGACCCAGAAGAAAAGAGACCTATGGATACTCGGTTCGAGGCTCATTGTGCCGAACAGATGTCTAAGGGTCTCTCTTTCTTTGTCTATATGAGTGATACTGCGGATTCACTGGCCTCCTGTTGTAGACTCCGCAACGAATTGGCAGACAATGAGTTCTCGTATTCCTTGGGTGCTGGCGGTGTATCCACTGGCTCCATTCAGGTAATTTCATTGAACCTGAACCGTGCGGAGCAACGCTATATCCGCTCATGCCTGAACCCTGAAGAGAAACTTCGTCCTATCATTGAGCGCATCCACAAGTACCTCGTGGCCCATCGCAACATCCAGAAGAGACACCTTGAGGCCGGACTGCTCCCTGTCTATAAAGCAGGGTATATCAATATGGATAAGCAGTTCTGCACTATCGGAATTAATGGTGCTGTGGAGGCCGCTGAGTTCTACCGTGTGATGCCGACTGATAATGACCTATACAAAGAGTTCATAGGTAAGCGGCTGAAACTCATCTACCAGATGAACAAAGAAGCCTATAAGACCTATGGGTTCCGCTTCAATACTGAATTTGTCCCGGCTGAATCCTTGGGTGTGAAGAACGCCAAGTGGGATAAAGAG